TTCCAGCAGCAGCACCGAGCGAAGGATTGTTAAAGAACAATCCGCCCAGACTACCAGCCAGACTTCCAATCGCGCTTCCAGCTCCCATGTTAGCCCCTTCCCATATATATGGAAATCATCGGTAAAAGACTTCAAGGTTTAGATTTCTTGCAGTCACGTGCATCTTATCAGATCGAGGATCTACCACAAGAGCGATGTTGACGATGTCGCCCTTGCTGAATGTGCGCCAGTAGCGCTGTGCGTACCAGCGCCGACTGTAGATGCCGTGCGTTGTGGTGTTACCACTTGTATCAACATCAGTAGCCACATTGTCTTCAGTGTAAGCACGTCCGTAAGTTGCAGCGATGTAGTCAGTTGCAATCACACGGTCGTTGAGACTGATCTGGAGGTAGACGCCACTTGCTTTTTTCTGATTTAGAAGCTGGTAGTTTAGATCACCAATTGCTGCCATACCTGCAGAGATAAAGATTGTTCCGTCTCTCTCCATGATGACGCGCTTGCTCATGTTAGGCACTGCTTCAGTCTTCAATGAGAAGAGATCAAATGCTTTGAAGTGCGATGTGGCGTATGACTGCGAGAATAGATCAACCTCCACAAACTGCGTCAAGATATCACCAGTTGTAAACTGATGGTCACGAACAACGTTTGCATACTCTCCGCGCACGATGTCAGTCGTGGTGACTGACACTGGAAGTATGTCGGCTTTGATAATGCCGTGGTTGATGTACTTGCGAAGCGCAGTGTGATTCGTCTGCAGTGAGGTCGCTGAGACTGCAGTGGCGGCTGTGAAGACTACTGGTACTGTGAACGGCATGCGTCTCCCTTAGTGAAGTGCCCGAAAGACTTGAAAGGTGCCTTCCTTGATGGAGACTGACGGCAGGTAAGCCGTGTCACAGACTCGTGCTCGCACCTCGATCCAATCAAAGCTGATGGACGCATTAGTCGCGTTTAAGAAGCAATTGTGGAGTGAGCAGCGTTGCCCAATTCTGTTTACTATTTCAAGAGTCTGAGGCGGATTGACCACTCCCTTATTTGTTGTCGAGTAGGTTGCAGTCGGTCCAAAGCCTGCAACAACACCGCTGACAAAATTTCTGAAGAAGAAGCGGAATTGATAGCAGTCGCTCGCGTCATTAGCAAGGTATCGTGCAGTTGCATTAGGATTCAGGATCGTTGCAGCAACGACATTGATGTCAAAGTGGCAACGCAGTACCTCGCCAGGCTGCAGGACCAGACCACCGTATGCGATGCGGAACGCCGGCACCAGGTTCACCTGCGTGAATGTAGTTGAGTTGATCACCTGAGTTGTGTTGCTGTCCTCAACCTGCGCAAAGTTAAGGTTGAACGTCGCGTTTCCAGCCTGAGAGATGTGCTCCCGTGAGCACCACTCGGAGCGTGTGTTCTCATCATCAAGTATGGCAGTCTCTGCAGCGATTGCAGTGTATGCAGCATTTGCATCAGCAGCGATGAGTGCATCCCCACCTTCGTATGTGTCGACGCTTACTGGCATGCTGCCTCCCTATCGGTACTGGTTGCGGACGAAGATTGAGGAGTCATATACGATGAATGACGCGTTGTAGGCCACAAGCACCGTGGCTACCTCTTTGCCGTTTTGGAAGATGAGCCTGAAGCGAATATCAACAATGCAATTAGTGCTTCCAATTGGCGTGCTGAACGGCAGGACATACGTGAAGCGTCCACCAAGCCACTGCAGGTCGCTTCTTGCAACGCAAACATCATTGCAAAAAACTCCAAACTCAACGAATTCATCATTGCGTGCTTTTGTAAGTAGAGTTATCTCAGGCGGATCCTCGCCATCTGAGACTGAGACTGTTCTGAAAGTCTGTCTCCAGCTTGCATCAATGAGCATCTCACCAACAAGCATTCCCTCCTTGGCATCAAACTGCACCTCAGCACCTGCAAAGTAGTTTGTGCCAAAGTTTGGTGTGAGACGCTTCTGTGCCATCCGCTGCCAGCCGAGGAACCAGTCATCAGGTGCCCAGGTGCTTGTCTCAAAGGTCAAATCGGTCGGATCATCATCAACGAGAGATGAGACGTGATACGACTGACTTGGCATGTAGGAGTGCGCGACAAGGTAGCGAGAGACTACTGTAGTGTCAAGCTCAACGTCAAGAACGGGATCAGCGACCTTGGAGTCGTCCACCGTGCTGAGCGGCATGTTGTTCTGGTCAAGCTGGCCGTTGAGCTCGGAGACGGAGGAGTTCATCTCCGAGTTCCAGTCGTCCGCGTTGGCGAGGTTGCCGCCGATGAAGGCTCGCTGCGTGTACTGCCGGGCCATCAGCGGCCTCCCATGTGTGTCCAGGACACACTGTTGTTTGAGCCATGGAGAAACCAGGGGCTGACACACCGTGTGTCACAGAGGAGCAACCGCAGCTGCCCTCCTACCGTTGACGATATGGTGCCTGTGGAGATCACTGACCTGCTCCCGGCGCTCTGGTGTTGGGAGTCTTTACAGTGCTGCCCACGACGTTGATCTGGTACTTTACGATCTGCATGTGGTTCGAGGAGATGATCCTGAAGGCGAACCACGACACCAGTCCCGTGTTCACGTCCCAGCGGAGGCGTGTGACTCGGGGCTCCTCCCACTTGGAGCTGTCCCACACAGCGGGATTGCCTTGCCGAGAGGTGGGCGGCGTCGTGACCAGCGCAGGAGAGTAGGTCGCTGCTTCAAGGACCGTACCGCTGTTGTCGCCCACCTGAAGGGGCACATTGCCAGCTGACGCCCAGTCGTAGGACCAGTCGCTCGCCCACTGCAGTTCGATGGGATTGTTGCCCTCAGTGATGACGTCCATCTCGATCGTGAGGATCCGCTTCTTGATGCTGTCATCACCGAAGTCCTGCCAGGTCGACTGCCAGGTGGAGGCGGCCTGCGCATGTGTGACGGGCGTCAGCGTGTAGGCGCCCTGCGGATCCAGTGTGATGGTGACGTCATCACCGCTCGCGTTCCTTCCGCTCCAGACCTGCAGACCAAGGCCTGGATAGGCCTTGCTGAACTGTGGGAATGTGACATTCAGCTGAGGGCGTGTGCCAAGGATGAAGTAGCCCGCAGCGTCGCAAGCGATCTGACTGAACTTCCACGTCGCATCGAGCTCCAGCGCCTCTTGATCGGGACCTGCAGCACGCACGCTCCACTGGCCATTGACGATGTTGAAGCTAGCACCGCGGCTGCACTCCGTCTCACCGTCGACCGGATACAGGCACCAGTACTCCTTCTCACGGTCTGAGTAGGCGGCGACTGCACGAGGCAGAGCGTTCTTGCTCAGCGAGCCCATCTCCTTCTCGAACTGTGGAGTCATGTTCTCTATGTCGATGGATGCCCCACCACGAAGACCGCCTTTGATGAGCCAGAAGCCGTCCTTGTTGAGGAACATGATTCCAACGCCCGGAATCAGCTTGATGCTGTTGGTGGACGTGGTGCCGCAGTCCTTCTTGATGGTGGTGCAGGTGAAACCGTCACCGGTAGAGTTGGTGAAGACGGCGTCGATGCTGCGCTCACGGAAGACGAGGAGCACGTCGTAGTAGGGATAGAGGGCGGTGATGTGGCCACCGTCTCTCACACCGACGTCGAAGAAGTTGAAGGCGGGGAACTGCTCAGGAAGCCCCTGCACCGAGTAGATGATGCGTGTCGGAGTGCTCTCACCGCCTGCAAGCCAGAACGAGCTGTTCCAGGCTGCACCGTACTTGTAAGTTGTTGAGATTGTGACGCTGTCGTTGACGCTGGGCGCTTCATTGACGAGCTGATTGTCTGGCGCGACGTCCAGAAACGAGGTGCTGTTGTTCTCATCGATCTGGGCAAGAAGATAGTAGACGTCACTTGCACCAGTGAGTCCATCTTTCTTGTTCTTTGTGCGATAGAGACGGCGTGCAACTGTGCCAGCAGGACCAGGATCGAGTCCGGTCAGCATGACACCATACTTCTTTTGATTTGCAACTATATTTGGAGTGTCGCCAGTGGGAGTTGTCCAACCAACCGTTGATGATGTGGACAGTGGACTCTCACTGCCAGTATCAGTCACATACGACTGCCTGTATGAAAAAGTATTTGTCTTGCCAGATGCAGGATCTCCAAGACCAAGACGATCAGTAATTTCAAATTGAACTGCAATACCGTTGAGGTTGTTGTTTACTGGATCTCCTGCCAAGGGCGGTACTACAAGAGTGTAGTCGGTTTGCACATCAAGGATTGTTGGTGACGGAGGCACCTGGTAGAAGCCAAACTGCGTTGTGACGCCACGTCCCCAGAACTTGAGTGCCCTGTCGTAGCCGTTGAAGATGCCGATGAAGCGTCCGTATGGGACAGCTTGCGTGCCTGGATCATCTGAGCGTGGAAGGTTGCGCTCAGTGTCAAGAATGATCTTGTTGGTGGACGCAAGACCTACGTTGCCGAACTCGTAGAAGAGATTACCGTTGCGCTCCTGGAGGTAGTACTCCTCACCGTTGCTGTGACGCTGCAGCACCGACAGGAAGCGCACCGGCTGATAGAGGTCGCGCACCTCAGCGACGGTCGGATTGAACGGAGAGGGATACGGGATCAGCGGCTCCCAGCCCCTGTCGTTCCGCCAGCCACCGCTCGGCTCGGCACGGAAGTTACGAACCAGTGTCGCAGAGTTGGGAGAGGGGAACCACCTCTGGTCCATGCCACCAGCGATCTGCTCTGGGATCGTTGAACTTTTCATGTTAGCGCTCGTCCCCATGCAGGCAGTTGCGCCCGCTTCTCTGTTTCATTTGAGCTTATGACCTTGGTTTACCTATGTCACAGCATCTGAAGTGTCACCTACAGCACGCAGTGATCTGCTGTGCCCTGTCACGGGCGGCCTAGTTCATCCTCTTGAGAGAGTTCGGATCGAACGGGCTGTACCTGCGTCCCGGCGTGCCGAACTGGCCCCTGATGAGCTCCATGTCGATGGAGTCCACGTAGCGCTTCTCCAACCGCTTCAGCTCGGTGTCGTACTTGCGCTGGTAGGACTGCGCCTGACTGAGGCTGTCGTGCTTGGAGAAGATGTCGTGCAGCGCCTTGTAGACGATGAGGTTGTGGAACTCGATGGGAAGCTCAGGAGTGTCCGTCTGCAGCCCAAGGCGCTGGGGCTTGCGATAGTAGCGACACTCCCACTGGCGGAACTGGCGTTCAGTGCCATCATTCGAGGCGTCGGCAACACCGAGAACATACTGATAGACGAAGTCGCTGCCGATGGGCCGAGGATAGGGCCTGAAGCGGAGGTGCAGTCCGTCGTAGTCGATGTAGCGCTTGTTGCCAGGATTCACCTGAGCAAGACTCGCAACCGTGTAGGTGGACGCGGTGTCCCCCACACGGGCCGGATCCTCAGCGGTGCTGAGACCAGGAACTCCAGGCACAACAGCGGTTGTTCCAAGCGTCACCTCTCTCCAGACGGGAAGGCCAGACAGCCTGACGCCGGTCGCCCTGTTGAAGTTCTGGTTGAAGTAGAGGCGCTTGCGGAGTCCTTCGAACTGATTCATTGTCTGGTCAAGCGGATCAGCATAAGCAGGCGCAGCGACATCCACATTATCAAATGTCTTGAAGGTGATTCGAATGCCGCTTGGTCCGCCAACCGTGACACTTGCCACTTTCGACTCAGAAAGCGCGCCAACCTTCTTACCGCCGTCCGTCTCGAATGACCAGCAGAACTCCAGGAAAGTGCCGTTGGGGATCGTTCCTGTGATGCCTTGTGTCTCAAAGGTAAAAGTCTCTGCAGGAGGGACGTTGCTCGTCCCGTAGGGGATGTAGGCCTGGCTGTAGAAGGAGGTGAGGTCCTCACGGAGGTTCAGGTCCTCCTCACGGCGGCAGGTGATGCCGCGGACCGGGCCGTAGGGAGGGATCTTGCCCACTGCCGGTGTGTCCTTGTGGATCAGACCGAGCAGCTCGATGGCGTCAGAGGGCAGGTCGTAGAAGCGATGCTTCATTCTCCAGTTGCTCACTGCGCCTGGAAGACCACGATAAGGCTCACGAAGACGGATTGAAGTGGAGGAGAGCACCTGGTCGATGAAGTAGTCTCGTCCGTTGATCTCGATGATCTGGCCTTCCCACTGGTAGGGATAGGAGGCAAGAGCAAGGACAGCGCCTGAGAATGATACGGCGCGTCTGTTGCTTACTACGTTGGCATTGACTGTCGTCAAATTTGGCTGAGATGCAACAAGATCGGGCCAGATGTCGATGAATGTCGTCTTCTGAGCGAACTTCCACCGCTTCTCAGTCCAGAGCGCCATGTAGGCGTCGTTGATGAGCAGGTCCAGAGCCTCATTGTAGACGCCCAGCTCAGGGCTGTAGTCTGTCACTTGCTTGACGCGGTTGCGCAGTTCAACGAGGTTCACAGTCCACTCCCTACAGTTTGTGCTTCCTGAATGCGAGCGCGGGCGGCCCTGACATGAGAGCCGCCCGACTCATCCCGACAGCTAGATGCCCTTACCGAACACGTAGATGTTTACCAGGTTGGCAGCAGCTGCGGTCATTGCAATGCCAATCGCTTCCTTCACAGGAGCGGTCACGGCGGCGTCGTAGTTGGCCTGGATGATAACAGAGCCGACACCACCGGCAGTGTCAAGGATTACAGGAGCGCCCTGTGCAATGGCGCCAACCGAAGGCACCGCGAGAGCAGGACCACGAGTGATGACCTTGACAGGCTGAGGCGAAGTAGCGGTGCCAGTGACGGTCTCTGCTGCGATGCCTACAACGCAGGTCTTGGTGACAACGTTGCCGACGCCAGCGATAACCGTCACAGCCGAAAGACCACCAGAGGTGTCCGTCACCATCTTGGCGAAGTCGGCAGAGACGGCCTGTCCTTTGACGATGGCGGTCTCGCAGAGGAACGTCTCGACCTGCAGACGGTTGAGCGGGGAGGAGCCCAGCTGAACATCGGCACCAGTGGTGACCGACTTGCCGGTGCTCTCGAGGTAGTTGAGGATTGAAGTGGTAGCCATGATTAGTGTTCCTTTTTGAAAGTTTTAACAGAACGAGGAGAGTCTACCAGATCGACACGCAGCAGACGATCTGGTAGACACAGGCCATATTGCTAAAAGCCTTCACCGTTGAACAGGAGAGCGCAGGAGGCGAGGTTGTCAGCGATGAGCTGGCCCTTCCAGTAGATCTGCGCCGAGCGGGCGGTCGTGCCGGGGATGTACTCGAACGGGCTGACCACAAGGTCGCCGTCGGAATGCATAACCAGCTTGATGCCGTCGAAGTTGATGAAGTACATGGTGCACTGGAGGTTCGCACCAGTAGCCGTGTTGAGTGGCATGAACACATCCTGAACGACTGCGGCGTTGCCGAAGGCGAGGGACATGTAGCCAGCATTCAGCTGCTTCTCATCGATGTAACGCTCATTAAGGAACAGAGCGCGACGGTAGTTCGCGTAGCCAGCCTCGGAGCAGAGGACCAACTTCACATCGCCCATGGGAGCGCGTGCCGAGGTCTCAGCCGTGATCTGGTGCATGCCGCGGATGCCATCAGTGCCGAACAAGTTGTTGGCATTGAAGATGCGGTTGAAGAGACCGTTGCCGTCGGGGACGAGGGAACGGGCAAGACCGCCGAGCGTGTTGGTCTGGCCAGCCGCAGTGGGAGCGCCCTGCTCGAGGAAGCCCGTGACGGTGGCGACACCGTTGAGCGTGTTGAGCGAGGTGAGCACGGCAGAGTCGCCGGCCACGAGCTGACGGTTGATCTCCCTGCGGAGAAGCCCCATCACGTTGCGCATGCGGGCTTCAACGATCTTCACGATCGCCTTCTCACCGCTGTTCTCGAGCTCTTCCTTCTTCGTGATGACGATGGGCGCCACGAAGTCAGACCACTCGTAGAGGGCGGGCTGCATGACGTCCTGCACCGCGAGGGAGACCGGCTCGTAGCCAGTGGCGAGCTGAGTGATGGTCGAGTGGTTCGACACAGCGAGGGGACGCTGAATCTTGATCCCACCATCTTCGTACTCGATGCCACCGAGGCGCTTCGCGAAGTCGAGGAAGGGGACGCGCTGGAAGAGTTCATCAACTTCGCCATCGCGGATGCTGAACAGAGTCGAGCTGAGGAGCTCATTGGAAATCGGCATGATTGCCTCCTAGTTGTAAGAACAAGATACGGTTACGCTTCGGTTGTCGGCTGAGCCGTTCCGGTGTCCACAGATAGAGCGAGAGGTGACGTCGCCGTTCTCTCTCTCCAGGCGGGAGCACTTGCCCTTACAAACATGTCACTTATACGTATCACGCTGCAGCAGTTTTGTGCAGGCTACTTCATGCCATTGGCCTTGTGATACTGGAATGCGTCCCACGCCGACTTGAACTTGGGCGGCGTGCCGTTGCGGACAGCGTTGCCGGTGCTTGTCTTCAAGAGAGTCTCGCGCTGAGACGTGCGAACCGAATCGGTCAGCTGCTTGGACACCTGGCCCTTCACGATGAAGTAAGCGTCCTCCAGCTTCAGCTCAGGCCGGTCCATGAGGAGCCGTGCCACCGGCAGGCGGATGTCCTCTGAGGTGAGGTCGGGATGCTGCGTCTTGAAGGCGGCCAGGGACGCCTGCCGACGCTGAGCGTCCAGGTCCTGCTGGAGGGGAGTGAGCATCTTCTGCATCATCTCAGCAGCCTTCTTGTCGATCCTCTCCTGAAGGCCCTCATCGGACCACGCGTCGTGCTGAAGAGGAGCGTCAGCTGCCGCCCTCACCTGATGGGCGAACTCGCTCTCCGTCATCAGCTTGCGGTCATTCTCAAGAGCGCTCCGCTCGACCTCCAACTGTCGCTTGAGGTCCGCGATCTCCTGAGTCTTCTGCGTGTAGGACGCCCTGAGGTTGCCCATCAGCTTGCGGCCGTTCTCAGGCAGGTGCTCCAGGATCTTCTTGTAGTCGGGCAGCCCCTTGTGGCCGCCCTTCAGATCAGGATGGTCGTTGAGATCAGCTCCAATCAGCTCATCCAGCGACAGCTCGTACTCCTCGTTCGCTCTATCTGTCGTGCTGGCGGTTGTATTGGAAGAGCTCGGCCTGGTAACACCATTGGTGCCGCTGGGAAGTGTCTCCTGCACGGAACCGCTGCTGTCTGCATTGGCCTGTGCAGGTGCCCCGACCTCGGTCATGGGCGTGGCTGCGTTGAGTGACATGTGCTTACATCCGTTCCGACATGAGTTTGTCCATCTCCGCGGAGCCCATCTCCTTGGAGCTTTCTTCCTTGTACTCGCCCTCCTCAGCGGTCTCCTCTTCACCGCGCTTGGTCGTCTTGCGACTGAGGAAGCGCTTGAAGGTGGGAGACTTGGCTGCCATGCCGATGCGACCAGCCAGGGACTGGAGGCCGTTGTCGTCGGTGACCATGCTGAAGTCGAGGACAGTGTCCTCAGGGAGCATGCCGAGGTCCACCGCGTCGCTGATCGCCTTGCTGAACATGGCCAGGATGCGCATGAACTCCGGGGGCAGCGTGGTCATGGTCTGGCCGCCGAAGCGGTCGTACTTGTCCTCGATGCCGAACAGAGGGAGGAGGCGGTTGGTGGCTTCGACCAGCGAGTTGGCAGCCTTGCCGCTGAACTTGCCCTTGGGAGCGGTCGCAGCGTAGAGCTCGTCCTCAGTCTCCTCGATCTCGCCCTGCCGCGTCATGGCCTGGGCGCGCATCTTCTTCAGTTGCATGGTCTCGTCGGGCGTCATGTTCATTCTCCTTGCTATACTATCTATTGTGGCAGTGATGGTTGGTAGGAACTATCTGTAGTTGTGGATGCGGTGTTAACTTTTGGCGTCGTGAGTTGCAGCTTCAGCAAGCATGGCTTTAGCTGGGAAGGTCTCTGTAACAGCACGAACCTTATCCCCATCGAACTTAGCCAGGTTGTCGCGGTAGGACTTGGACATGGCGTCCAGTCCGTCACGATCGTTCTTCGCCTTGGTCATGTAGTCATTATAGAAGTTGTCGCCGCCCAGGTCCTTCTCATTGATGTAGCCGCGGGAGCGCATGATCTGCTCCTCCTCGCGCTTGTTGCCCACCATCTGTCCCGCTGAAGGGGAGTAGAAGCCGCTGCCGTTCAGGCCCGAGTTCCATCCGCTATTCCACAGCGTGGCTGTCCTGGCTGGCGCGCTGATCAGCTTGCGCTTGACGACGTCGCATGCCCCACACACCACCTCCACCTCCTGACTGCGCTGCCAGGACATGAAGTGGTCGGACCGCCCGCCACAGGTGTCGCACTTGTACTCGTAGCAGGGCATCAGACGCCTCCGATGACGTCAGACACTGCAGCCTCAGCTTCAGGAGGCATACCAAGCGGCGAGGCAGGGGCGCCTCCAGGGGGCTGCACCTCCTCGCCGAAGGAGGGAGGAAGGCCGTACAGGCGGATGATCTCGTCCTTGATCGCCTTGCCCGGCACACCGAGCTGCACGAGAGAAGGGATCAGGCCGACAAGCTGCTGCTTCTTGAGCAAGTCAGTCATCGGAGTGGAGCCGCCGTCAGTCGCGTAGAACGTCCAGTTCGCGTCCAGCTTATCAGCTGTCACCGCGGAGGCGCCGTCGGGAGTGGAGATGATCATCTGCTCAGAGTCGTCGATGAGAGGAATGAGCATCCGCACATAGAGAAGGGCGGCCGATTCCAGCGTGCTGTCGCGGTCGCGGGCCATCTTGCCCAGCTCTGAGGCGGTGTACTGCATGAGAGCAGACACCTCAGTCGCTGTCGCCTTGGACGCCTCACCGCGTGTGAAGCCTGCCGTGAGGCTGCTCTTCTGGATGTCCTGCTCGATGTAGTTCAGGTAGACGGCGTGGTTGGAGCTGATGGGGACGACGGGGACGACGTCGATTAGACCAGACAAAGTATCAGAGTCGGTCGCCACCATTGCTCCATCCACGCCGGACGTGATCTTCGCCAGCGCCTCTTCATCGAAGGCGCCCTCCTTGTAGATGAACTGGCGACTGTCACGTCTGATCGCGTTGGCCCAGAACGTCCTGAGGATGTTCTTCTCGAACACCTGGTCGTAGATCCGGGACATTGAAGAGTATCCTTCCATCGGCCGATCGGGCTCACGAGAGAAGTAGAAGGGGATCAAATTGGACATCGAGCGACCGTCGAATGTGGTCACAGGAATGGTGTCTTTGGACAGCAGTTCCGTGCCGTTCTTCCAGTGTGTCGACCAGAAGAGGAGCTCGCTGTTCTGGAAGTCGTACATTTCTACAATCTCAATGTAGAGGTACTCATTGGGCATGTCAGGACTGTCACCGTAGGAGCGGTAGCTGCGGTCGGTGTTGCGCTCGTAGTCGGTGAAGTAGTCCTTCTGAGCGACACCTAACCACTTCTTATTGCCAAACTTTTCGGTAGCCTCATCCACGCTGATGTAGTAGACGTGGCCGATGAAGCGATTGTCTTCAGGAGCAGCAACATCACGGTCGAGGATCACCTGCCAGGGAGGGACAGCGCGCATGGCGACCTTCCCCGTCAGGATGTTAGACTCACGGGGCGCCAGCTTGAGGAAGGAGTGAGTGTAGATGAGTGCCATCCGAGCGGCGTTCTCCACCTGCTGGCGGCAGGTCGACAGCCAAGCGTTGGCCAACTCCTTGGTCACAGCAATGTTGCCACGGCCCGTGATGTCGTCTCGAATCTCCACGCCGGGATACTTCGTAAAAAGTGAGCCCATCAGAGACTCGATGGCAGCGTAGGCGTCAGCCGTCTCTACTCTGATGGAGGACTCAGCGCCAGCAGAGTCAATGTCGTTGTAGAAACGTGTCATGTACGAGTTCTTATACTTGCGCATCGACGGGCGCTGTGTGTCCCAGTAAGTCGTGTGCTGCTCGAGAGCAGCGCGAATGAATTGGATGCGATCCTTCTCTGATCTAGCCATGCTGACTCCTAAGTATTACGCTCTGGGACAATGTGTTCAGTACCTGCGCATTTCTTTTAGTGCGCCGCGTCCTCGTGCCTCACTCGCCTTGCGTGCAGTGATCCAAGCAGGCAGGAACGGCTTATCAGGCACTGACACCTTCTGCACACACTGAAGGGCAAGAGCGAGGGCGATCACCGTGTCGCCGTGGTGGATGCCGTTGCGTGGACAGAAGGGATTGCCTCGGTCGTCCACCTTGAAGGCCCTCAGCTCACCTACTGTCCAACTGTCGAGAACAGGGATGGCGACACGCGAGAGCGCATCCTTCAGTCCCTCCAGCATCTTGGGCTTGGTGGACGCATTGGTGGTCCAGTCGTCGCCGTCTGAGTCCTTCCACAGAGGGATGCTCATGTGCTTCAGCTCGGTGATGATGACGCCGCCCCAAGTGCCGTTGGATTCCACCAGCACCTTGGCGTCCTTCCACTTGCGTGAGGCGTCAGCCACGACCTGTGCCCAGTCTGTGGGAGTGTGCCTGTTGGAGCGTCTCACCTCCACCACACTGCCACTCATGGCTGAGACGACGACCAGCGCGGAGTAGTCGCCTCCGACGCCAGCGCCAGTGTCCACTCCAATCGCATAGCGGTCGTTGTGATCCAGCTTGGAGATCTGACCGCCCTCTGTCTCCAGCTTCACGACCTGGATGTCCTTCAACATCTCAGCCGGGATCCACGCTCCGTCCGTCTGTGCGTATGCGTCGTCCACTGAGAGTGGATACTCACGTCGGAACTTGGTCTCTCCCAGTTTCCCCATCATCTTGGTCATCCAGAACTGCTGTCCCCGCGTCATGTCTAGATCGGGATTGATCTCGAAGTCTTCAGGCGGCTCCTGCGTGTACTCCTCGTGCGACGTCCATGGGAAGAAGAGGAAGTCCCACTCCACCATCTCCGCCTCCCAGAGCTCGATCTCTCGGTGGAGGGGATCGCCCCAGTGGTTGGCCGTGCTCTCGATGCAGAGCTGGCCGCCGTTGAGGGCTGCGATCGCTGTGGCCTTCAGCTCGTCAGCGTTGGGCGTGAACGCAAATTCGGAGACATGGAGTCCAGTGGCAGTGAAGGAGCGTAGGCCGCCCTTGCCCTCAGCGGAAGCCGCCATCAGTGTGGCACCTGTGTCCGCCAGCGTCATGGTGGTGGTGTTGTCCACACTGAGGGGACGCTGAAGCGCTCTAGGCAGTGACGTGTAGAAGCGTCGCTGGATGTCCAGGATGTGCTTCGCTGACGCCAGCTTGTGTGACAGAGAGACGTAGGTCTGAGAGTCTGGTGCTGTGAACCATTTCCAGAAGAAGAATGCGGCCACAGCCGTGGTGCTGCCTATCTGTCGCGCCTTGAGGACCAGCGTGTCGTCCCCCCCGGCAAGAGACTCGATGATCTGGATCTGCTCTGACCGCAGCTTCAGTTTGACGGGCCTGCCCCGCTTGTCGACGATGGTGAGCCGTGAGCAGAAGAGGACAGGATCGCTGATGATGTCCTTGGCTCTCATCGAGTGTGTGTCTCAGAGGGATCGCTGTTGCGGCACTCAGCGTCTGAAGCAGCGTCAGGACCGCTGCACATTTGCTGATGAGCGCACTTGCCGAAGAGAAAGATGATGATCACTAGCAGGACGTTGATGATGTCGTCTTTCATCAGCCCGCGCGCCTCAGCCACTCGCGCATCTCAGACACCTTCTCCAGCTTGGCCTGCTGGTTGCCCTCGTTCTTCTGGACGCTGACGATGCGGACCATCTCCATCAGGCCCGTCTTGCCCAAGAGCTTGGTCTCTCCGCACTCCTCCAGGTCCTGAATGCACATCTCTAGCAGGGCCCAAGACACTTCCGCGATGTCGCGGTCCTTGATCGCCTTGCGCACCTTCTTGAACTTCTTAAGATTTTCAGATGCGGTGGCGGTGGCGTTTTCGCTTTCGCTCATGCGAGTGCCTCTTCCTTAGTGTACATATATCACGTGCTTGTCCCCTGCACCTTCGTGCAGCGAGAAACTACCGTCCACACCTGGCTGTCGCAGATGAGGACTCTCACATCTCCTGTTGTGCGGACGTCAGTCACCACACCGATGTCAGTCACTTCTGTGTCAGCAAGTGCAAGATCGCTTGTGTAGGCGAAGCGGTAGCCATGTGCAGGCCTGTTCACATAGACGAGGTCGCCCGCCTGAAGACTGCTTCTGTGACCTGTCCAGTCTAAGCTTTCGCTCAAACGCCCGCTCCTTGGATCTCTTCACGCAGAGCATTAGCCTCATCCTTCGCAGACCAGGGGCTGAGGTTGTACTTCAGGTGCGCGAGAATATGGTCAATGTCCGCCTGGTTGCACTTGCCGGATGTGATCTCGATTGTGAGGAAGGCAGTGATGCGAGAGAGTTTTTTCTTCATGACTTTCTGGGACTTCATGTGTGGCCTCAATAGAAGTATATATGGCACAGCT